ATGGATAAAAGCATGTGATGACAAGGATGGTAGAGTACATGGTAGAGTAATGACTCTTAAAACTATCACAGGTCGTATGTCTCACAACTCTCCTAACATGGCACAGATACCTGCAGTTCGTTCTCCATATGGAAAAGAGTGTAGAGATTGTTGGACAGTAAGCAATCCTTACACTCATTCTATAGTAGGAACTGATGCAAGTGGACTAGAGTTAAGATGTTTGGCTCACCTTATGAATGATACTACATTTACAGACATACTGTTGACAGGTGATATACATACACACAACATGAAGATGGCAGGATTAACTGACAGAGACCAGGCAAAGACATTCATATATGCTTTTATGTATGGTGCAGGTGCTGCTAAGATAGGTCAGATAGTAGGTGCAGGTGCTAAAGAAGGACAACAATTAATTAATAAGTTCTTATCTAGTATGCCAGCATTAAAAAGAGTACGTGATGCTGTAGTAAAAGCATCAGCTAGAGGAAAGATTAAAGGTATTGATGGCAGACAGTTATATATACGTAGTGCACATAGTGCATTGAATACTTTATTACAAGGAGCAGGAGCAGTTGTTTGTAAGCTGTGGCTAATCAATATTGTTAAACGTGTTAACAGAACAAGTGTTGATGCTAAACTTGTAGCTAGTATCCATGATGAGTATCAGTTTGAAGTTCTAACTAAAGATGTAAATAAGTTTGGACAGATAACTAAAGATGCTATGAAAGATACAGAGAGACAGCTACAGATGAAGTGTCCTCTTGATAGTGAATGGAAAGTAGGAAAGACATGGGCACAGACACATTAGTAAAAGAATTTAAAGGAAGAAAAGACCATGCTGATTATATTAAGCGAGGTATAAAAGTAGAGAATGAATTTATACAGTCAGCTAAATCACATGGTTATGCAGTTAAGATAGCTAGTGAAGAAGAAAATATAAATAAACATATAGATTTATATCTTACATACGAAGGATTAACAATTAGTGTAGATGTAAAAGCTAGAAGAACTGGAAACAAACAAAGAGTTTTTGATGACTCGTGGATTGTAGTTGAGTTTTTAAATACAATGGGTAATAAAGGTTGGCTGTATGGCGACTGTGATTACTTTGTGTTTGAAAGAGAGCATGACTATGTAGTGTGTGAAGCAAAAGAGTTAGTAGAATTAACTGACAAAGTTGTAGAAAGTTATAGGGATGCTGAGTACAAAACATGGGGTAGAAAACATCAAGGAAAACAAGACCTTATCTCAAGAATAGAGATGAGTTTAATACTTAACTTAAATAAAACATTTATTATGAAAAAAACTCTTGACAATAATGTTAAGGCATGTCATAATTCTGTTATTAATAATAATAAAAAGGAGATACACATGAGTGTACTAAAAGGAACAGCACATTGGGCATCAATAATTAGCCCTAACACTACGTTTGATTCAGATGGAGTATGGTCTATAGACGTAGGTAACTTAGACGAGAAGAATGTTAACGTAGCTAAAGAATCTGGATTAGCTATAAAGAATAAAGGAGATGATCGCAATAACTTTGTTACTGTTAAAAGAAAAGTTAAACGTAAAGATGGTAGCATGAATAAAAAACCTGAAGTAGTTGATGCTGCTAAGAAAAGTATTGCTGATACACTAATTGGTAATGGTTCAGAAGTAAATGTACTCTACAGTACATATGAGTGGGAGTTCAAAGGTCGTTCTGGAATCGCTGCTGACTTGCGTGCTATACAGGTAACTAACTTAATACCTTATAATGTAAACGCTGATGCAGACGAAGCTTTTGAAGTTGTTCCTGATGGATTTGTAACTGAAAATTCAGATGAGGAATTATCTTTCGCTTCTTAACCAACCATGAAAGGATGGAGAGATGCTACTGAACGAGTGTCTCTCCATTATTTATTATGAAAACAATAGATACTTTAGTACAAGATATATATAATTTATTCGAGCCTGAAAAAGATTTAGAATTAAGCGAGGAAGAATTAGATAAACATTTAGACTCTTTTACATCTAGTATTAAAGAGACTATGAAGAATATTCTTAATGAAAAACCTATGGAGAGACGCAACCTAAGACTGTCTGCTATAGGTAAACCTGCTAGACAATTATGGTATGATAAAAATACGACAGAGGAACTAAAACCTTTAGCTTCTAATGTACGTATTAAGTTTTTATATGGTCATTTATTAGAAGACTTACTTATTTTATTGTCACGTATAGCAGGACATGAGGTAACTGATTTACAAAAAACAGTTCATGTTAATGGAATAAAAGGACATCAAGACTGTGTTATAGATGGTGTGTTAGTTGATTGTAAGAGTGCATCAGGTAGAAGTTTTGAGAAGTTCGCTAATAATAAACTGCATGAGGATGATCCTTTTGGTTACATAGCACAGATATCTGCCTATGCTGAAGGTAATGGAGTAGACGAAGCTGCTTTTCTTGTTATAGATAAACAACATGGAAACTTATGTTTAACTCCTGTTCACTCATTGGAAATGATTAATGCTAAAGAAAGAATTGAATATCTTAAAGGAGCTATGGATAAAACTATTCCACCAGACAGGTGTTATAGTGATATACCTGATGGGCTTAGTGGTAATCGTAAGCTTGCTATTGGTTGCTTGTATTGTGCACATAAGCGTAGCTGTTGGAGTGATGCTAATCAAGGTCAAGGGTTACGTGCTTTTAACTATGCAAAAAATACTAGATACCTTACACAAGTAAGTAAACAACCTAATGTAGAGGAGGTAAAAGATTGGTAAGTCATTGGCTTCAGTTTGAAACTGATGAGCCTTTCGTACCTAACTTAAAGAAGTTTGGGTTTGTTTATCTTATAATTAATACTAAGAATGGTAAGGCATATGTAGGATGTAAACAATACTATATAGGTAAATCAAAAAAAGAATCTAAGTGGGAAACTTATATGGGCTCTTCTAAATATTTAAAGGAGGATATAAAAAAGATAGGTAAGAAACATTTTAGGTTTGAAGCTATAGCAGAGTATATAAACAAAAGAAGTTTACGTTACTATGAAGCATACTATCAAATGAAATGGGATGTACTTACTGCTGTGATAGAAGGTACAGACGAACCTGCATTTTATAATTCATATGTAGGTGGTAAATGGTATAGACCTGTTGAGAGTTATCAAGATCCTGAATACAGAAGAAAGAATAGTGAAAGTAAATCAGGAGATAAACATCATAGAGCTTTAGGTAAATGTAAGATAACTTTTAATGATGAAAGAGTAATTATTGTTAACAATCTTGCAGAGTTTGCAAGGATAAATAAGTATCAAAAAAGTGCTTTACATTATTTAGTAAAAGGTTATAGAGATTTTAATATAGGTGATATCTATAAAAGAAAAAAATTAAAAGAACCTAAAAGAGTTTTATTTCATAAACATAAAGATATAATTAAAGTAGAAATATTAGGAAAGGAGGAAACAAATGGGAATTAAAAAAGCAATGTATGACACAGCATTAACTGAGTTTCAATCTCAAAGAGATAAAGCTATTACTAATGCACGTATATACTTAGAACATCCTAGTGGCATAGGAGAACATGGACAAGTAGTTGATGAATTTATTAAACAAGTAAAGTTAGCTGCTGAAGCAGACGAAGCTGCGTCTATGCTAATAGATACATTTAGAGATGAGATAGCATAAGAAGAATAAAATGAGTGAAGAATATATTGAGATATTAACAGAGTTAGAAGAAGAAAATTTTACAAGTCCTGAAAGAGTACTCTTCTTATCTGTTATATTTCAAGCATTATTAGATGCAACAAAAGAAAAAACTATAGTAGAATCATCACGTACAAGTGTTGAAAGAGAACATGCACGTGCTTGGTTCTTCTGTAGTGTTGGTGTAACGTGTGATAACTTTGAGTACGTCTGTGAAAGTGCAGGTATGGACTCAGATTATACTAGAAGTTTTGCACTTAAAGTAATTAATTCAAAGGAAATAAAATATGTCAGACAAAGAATCAGAAGAGTCTTGGATAAATCATGAAGATAGAGGTATGTCAAGAGAGAGTCACGAACAATTTATGGCAAGAAAATTAAAACAAGATAAGGAAGATTATCAAAAGATAATGAAAGGTTCATATGAATATGAGTATGGTAAACCTAGTGAGAAACAAATAGGTGGTAGCCATTATAAA